CATTGCCTCTTCATCAAAAGGAAGTTCCTTAAACCATTGTGGTAAATTTAATTCATCTGTAGGATATGCAACACTAGTATAGCCCATGGGATTATTTTTAAGTTTACAAACAACAACTTTCATACCATCTGTAATACTTAAACTATAAGCATCACTATTTGCTTTTTTAAGATTATTCCAATTTATACTAGCTCTTACATGACCAGGAATCATATTACTTTTGCCTTCATTTTTAAGTGAGGTTATTTTATGTAATGTATTTGTTTGTGGTGCTGTGGCTTTTTCTAAGAGCCTTGCTGTGTACATAGTAACGTTATTAGCACGTTTAGGCATACCCTTACCCCAAGGCTGTAAATCTTTAAAATACTTTTTAAATACTTTTATTTTTTCTATAATGTGATCTTCGCCTAAGCCATTTAAACAATCTACTAAAAGTTCTTCTAAAAAGTCTTGTATAAACTCAGGAGTATCAGAACGTTTAATTTCTAAACCCATTGCTTTTAGTTTACCGCCTTCAGGCTGATATCCTTCAATGTCTAAACATAAAATACCATATCGCTTTTTAGTTAAAAACAAACCAGCTCTGCCAACAACTTCTCTACCTGCTTTCATCACTTGTCCTGTTTCTAAAGGAACATTAAACGTATCTTTCAAGTATTGTGGGAACGTATCGCTTACAGTATCAGATACATGATCATATAACTTAATCGCACTATCCATATCTAACTGTTGATCTTTCATTACAGGTGCCGCACTAAAATATACAGAGTCAGTATCACCATAAATTATTGTTTCGCCTTCATAATCATACTCGCCTGTAAACATTCTGTTTGTTTCAGCCGCCATGTGTTTTGTAATAGCTCTGCCTGTTAGTGTTGTACTTTGTCCTATACGTTTATCATAAAATCTACAATGAGGATTAAGTATTGCACCATATAAACTGTTTAACTGGATCTTTTTAACTAACTGTCTTTTATCCCAATAAATTTGTTCTGCGCCTTCTGACTCTTTTTTCTTGGCTTGCATACGTTGTCTGTCAGTATACCAAAACTCTAATAAACCAGGAACAATACCTTGAAAGTCTGTTTTAAATATTGTACCGTTAGCACTAATATTCCACGGTTGCCCACTATTAAAAATTAAATTATAAACATCAGCACCTGTGACTTCATGTGTTCCGCCATCATCCATATCTAAATGCATAACATGATCTACGTCTTTGCTCTTAACAAACTCAAACTCATTTGTGCCAAACTTACCATGCCAACTGTCCGCAAAACTTTTCTTTTCTAATCGCATAGCATTACTAATTTCTTCATCTGTATAATCTAAACGAAGTTGGCCAACAATAGTTTCTGGCGCCATATTAAGTGCCCTAAATACACTAGGGTATAGACTGTTTAAATCCATACTACCTACCCACTCATGATATCCTTTTTTAGGACTTGCCACAAAGGCACCTGCGGCTGTATCACGTTCAGATTCTTTAGGCTTATCAGGAACAACCATATCACGCCTGTGTGCTTCATTAATAATTGCTTGTTCAGTTGTTGCTACTGCTCCCATTGTTGTAGGAATCAATACAGTATTTTCATGTGCAATAAGATTTGCTAAATCTATAAACTGCAACTTCTTGTCCATTTTGTCTAGCAACATAACGTCTTGTATGTTATATTCACAAAACTTTAGGAAGTCATGATTATAAAGTCTATCCAAACTACCTTCATATGGAACTTTCTTCTCACCAACTTCCATCTCACCAATATAGTCTAGTCTGTAACTGTGTCGTTCTTCATAGTTGTATTTCCTATACAGCTCTAAGTAGTCTAAATGTATTCTCCCAACTAAATCATAAGTGTTTACATCTTTACCAAACTTTTCATAACTTCTAGACTTAGGTAGTTTTTTCATTAAACACATACGTCTTGTTTCTGCTTTACCTAATGTTTTAGTAATTCTGTTTATAATATAAGGTATATCATAACCCTCACTATTCCAACCACTTAACACGTCTGCATCTTCAATCATTTCTAAAAATGTATCTAGCATTTCCTTTTCTGTTCTAAACAGCATAACTTCAGGCAGAGGCTTTACAACTTCTTGTGCTTGTTCCCAAGTTAATGTTTTTGGAGGAACTGCTAAACAAACCATGGCATCCATCCATTGTAAATAAACACCTACAGCAGTTATTTGTGTGAAAGGATCATCTGGGCTACTATAACCACGTTGTGGATCAAAGTCTACCTCAATATCTAAAAAGCAAACATTAAGTTTAGGAGGCTCTGCATTAACATACTCTTGTGCTAATACTTTATTAAGTGGCCTTAAGTCACTCTCAAATAGTTTATTGTTATTGTTTATGCCTATGTTCTTTTTAAAGTCTTTTAGGCTTGCACACCTAACTTCTGATACAGGATCTCCGTATATACTTCTGTGTTTACCTTTGGGATCTGCATAGTAAAAATTATGTACAGGTTGTATTTCTCTTATTACTCGCTTTCCGTCAATACGTTCTACAACTGTAACAACATCTTTGCCTTGCTCATATATTGCGTCTACGTAACTCATATATCTCCGTATGCCCATGCTGTAAGGACATATCTTTCTCCATTTGTAATAGGTTCTACTTTATGTATCCAAGTGCTTGGAAATATAATAGCCTTACCTACAGGCCCATTATATTCTGTAGTAAGACATTTGTCTGCATTTTTAATTAGTATTTTACCACCGTCAAAATTATCATTTAGTAAAATAGACATACTTAACATTCTGACATTTGTTGAGCCTTGAGAGCCAACACCCTCTTTAATTTCTTCGTCCATATGCCAATCTATATGTCCTGTATTTTTGTATCTTTGTATTTTTATACTACACTTACCATCTAAATTAAAATTATAAAATGCATTTGCATTCTCAAAAAACGACATAATTTTATTATGTAATCTATTATTTTTTATTACAGAGTAATCAGATCTTCTTCCCATTTGATCTTTAAATGGAAATGTTTCTGGTATTGCTACATTTGGCTTCCAATCATATTCTTGGCTTAAAATATAGTCAACAATTTCCTTCTCTAATATTAAACTCATAGATGTATTCTCATACTGTAATTATACAGCAAATGTGGAAAAAGTCAATTGATTATAATGTTTTGCCTATAGATTCCAAAATAGTTTCAAGTTCATCAAACTTGTCATATTCTTCTTGGAACTTGGCTTTGTGAGCTATTTTTACTGCCTTCATTAAAACACTAGGTTTAAGGTCCATTTCTTCTGCTATTGCTTTAACAGTTTCACGGAGGCCTGTGTTTAGAGCGTCTACTTCATGGAGAACTTGGTCTCCTTCAGTAACTAGTTTTTTAAGTCTTGCAATTTCTTCTTGGTTAAAAACTTTATTAAATGCCATGTTATGTGTCCTGTATGCCTATATTTATTGTTAATGGTTCTATTATAACAGATCTTCCGGCTGTGTCAACACTTATTTCAAAGACACCTTTAACTCCTGGAAATTGTTGAAATGCAATTACGTTGAGGATAGAACTATCCGTAATTTTTTCTCCGTTACTTTTATTAAAAGCAAGGAATTCTTCGCCATTAAAATGGACTTCTACGATCATTAAACTTCTACTGATGCTTCAAATGTAAATTTTACGTCTGGAAATTCTTTAAATAACTCTTTAGATATTTCATCACCCTCATCTGCATCTATTTCTTCTTCTAGAATGATTTCGTATATAAACATATCACCATCGTCATCTTCGCTAGTGTATGCCATTACTTCTATACCAACTTTTGCTTTTTCTTCATCGTATGCAGTAAGCAATTTAGTTGGTACAACACTTTGCACAATGTCAAAATACACAATAACGTCCTCATCACTGAGTTCTTCTCGTGTCAACATTCTTGCAAAGTGTTTAATAAACATTAAAATATCCAAATAAGAATAGCCATTGTAATTATGCCCTTGCTCCAACTGAGCCAAGCAACTTGATACATAGATAAATTATACTTTTCAATAAAGTCTAATGTTCTGTCTTTATGCCATTCTATAAATTCGTTCATAGTTTTTACTGTTTGCTGAAGGCCTTTCCTGCCTCACTAATACCAAATGCGCCTAATGTTACTACAACAAATGATGTGTATATTGTATCAGATATTTTTAAGTCCATATCCCAAAATGCTGTAATTAAATCACATGCACCAAATACAACCATTAATGCAAAACTCATAAACCCAATTATTGCCTTCTCATTGATGTCATTTTCAT